CAAGCAGCAGGTCATATCTCAGCTTACACTGCTGGGCTGGAACACTTGCTTCATTGATGTCATTGATGCTTGCTGCTCGAATATTACCGAGCGCGAGATTGCATATTTCAACTTTTGAAGTCATCCGTACAGATCCTCAGCTCTGTCAGGCAGTACCGGTGAGACCTCCAAGTCGGTAAGCTGCAGGGTCATGCACTTCTTCTCCTCACCGGGCGTCTCAGTCTCGTTGATGGTGGCGATGAATGCGACTCCACGGAGCATTACCTGATCACCAGCTTTGGCATCATCCAGACCCAAGCCCATGACCATATCATCTTCGATCTCAAGGCGAGTCCCATACGGGTAATGCCCTTCGTTGTCGTGGCCTACTTCTGGATAATCTTCACCGCGCTGTTTCTCGATTCTCATCAGATTGTCTCGGTTAAACCCGCAGTTGAACTGAACATCTCATCAGCTTCCTTCTGATCAGCAGCAGCCTTCTCAGCGTCCTTCTGAGCCTTGGCCTTACGTGCTGCCCGAGTCTTGGGGCTCTCATCCTTTACCAACTCGAAGTAGGACGGACAAGGGTCAAGGATCTTCTCAACCACCACCGCCCCATGCTTAGGGTGGTCTGGAGTACGATAAACGTCACCGTAGAAACACGGTGCGATAACTTTATATGTCGGCATGGCGACCTCCTAAAAGGAGAGGGCCGAAGCCCCCTCCAGTCAAACGGGCTTACGCCCCGGTAGTGTTGGTCTGAACACCCATGGTGATACCAGCGGTAACGGTACCCGTGGTAGGCGCGGTGCCCACTACGGTGTACTCGATACCCAGGTAACGCTCAGTGATGTCATTGGGCAGCACGACAAACGACGTCTGCTTACCAGCCACCAAGTCAGCCAGAAGAATGGTCTGACTCAGGACGGTGGTACCCAATGCCGTGGTTGCACCAGTAGAGATGGCAATCGCCAAACTGGTCAGGTTGTTGAAATCAGCAGTGACCTGCACCAAGATCGGGATCTTAGTACCTTTGCCGATGTCCTGGTTAAGGGGGGCAACAGCCCCGTAAGGGGTGCCGGGAGCACCCAGGTCGATGACGTTGGTCGAATCAGCGGTGGCTGTAATGGCCTGGTCATCGGAGAACAACTGTTGTGCGGATAGGATCATATTAGCTCACCAGTGCTTCGTTGTTGAGGATGGCATCCGATTCACGGATCGGAATACCCCGGTAGGTAAGGATCTCCTTACCCTGGATGTCGGTCCCAGGCTTCAGGCGAATGAAGCTGTCAGATGCGCCGGCGTTCGCCGCCAGTGCGTCCAGTGCCTCAAGCACGTCACGGTTACAGTAGATGGCCATGTTACCACCCGCGACGCGACGGTTCTGCAGACGGTAGTAAGCCTGTCGCATGAAGTCGTACAGTGCTACAGAGCCGGCAGCCATCAATGACACATCGATGTTGCAGATGCGTGACACATACCGCCAGTCCTTGACCGCCAAACCCACGTTCCACGTGAAGATCTCCTCCATGCCGTAATAGGCATCACCGGAACCATCGGTCAGACGCTGCTCACCCTTGTCTTCGCGCTGTACACCGGCGTTCGTACCCTTGGGATACAGCAACTGACACTGCTCATCACCCCAGGTGACGAACCAGATGGAGGTGTTGTCGGCGCCTACACCGCCCGCCTGGATAATCTGCCCACCGTTGGCTGCAGTAGTATCGTTGAAGCGAGGAGCAAGACCCATGAACTGCTCGGGGTCAGCGGCACTGTTACCGTAGAAGATCTTGGTAGCGACCTCCTGGGACATGGCTTCGATGTAGGCGGAAGCCTCACTCAGCCGTACTGCACCGGGGTTACCGGAAAGATCAAGCAGACGCTTGTCAATAGTGCTACGACCCTCGACGAAGCCGGTGGTATCCTCGACCTGGGCCTTACCTCCCTTGTCGTTTGGGATACCCTGGTAGAGTTTACCCCATGCAACGGTAGGCAGGCCCGAGCGCACAGTGTGCAGATGGGTGGTGCCCTTGTTACACTCGACGGCGATAGCGTCGTCAAGAATGGGGTTCATTTCGGAGAGCATTTCGATGACGGGAACAAAGTTCCCACTACCGTCTTGCCCCTTGTAGATGTCAATCAAGTCCGGAAAGGACGCGCCTAGTGTGGCCATAAGTTATACCTCGTTACGTTGGATACAAAGTTTCAGCTCGGTCTTTCTTCGACTGTGATGGACTACCGGAAGAACCGGGCACATCCTCAGCAGTCAATCGACCGACCTTGATCATGAACCGGATCATCTCAGGATGGTTGCCCAACCCGTGAGTTTCCAGCAGTTCCTTAAGCTCTGGAGTACCGAACTTGTCCACAGCAGCCCGGGCAATGCCGACATTCTCCTCGAATGCGTCACCGCCGAACTCCTTATCCTGCATGGAGTCGTTCTTCCAGTCGTCCATCATCTGGTTATAAGCCTCAACTTGACCCGCTTCTCCTGCCTGGACTTGCTGTGCGTTCAGATCAACGAGCTTCTGCGCCTGCTCCTGAGTCAGCCCCAACTCCTTGAAAATAGAAGTAGCTGCTTCAAGAAGCTCGACGTTCGGCTCCATGCCTTCAGGCATAGCAAAGTCGGCATAGGTTTCAGGGGCTGTATCTTGACCGTCTTCACCAGTCTCAGCACCGGGGGCTTCGCCCTCAGTGCCTGCATCTGCAGCAGCTGTGTCACCAGCCGCAGCGGAAGTCTCATCACCGGTCAGGGTCGTAGTGCCCTGCTCATCGGCGGTTTGCCCTTCCATGGCAGAGTCTGCCGCCTCCGTGGCGCTCGTATCAGTTGTTTCGTCAGTCATCCATATGCTCCTTTATCATCTTCAAATAGCCGTTCTTGGTGGCCTCTTTAACCTCATCAGCAACCCAGTGACCAACCTGCCGCCGACCTGCCTTACGTGCATGCTCAAGGGGATCAGCATCAAAACCACTGCTACCAAGACCAGTCTCACCCATGATCCGAAGGATGAACCTACGGAACTGCTCTTGCTCCATAAGCGCCTTGAGTTCGAGCAGTTCCTGGTCGCGATCATTGCTCATATCAACCCCGCATTACTCAGCGTCCGACCCAGCATATCCTCCTCGTTGAGGCTCGTGTCACTGGCAGTCTTAGCCGTATCAACCATCTGCTGACCCTGCTCCAGGGCCTGCTGCTGTGCGAGTGCTTCTCGGTCAGCCTGGACAAGTGCCGCCACCTCATCGTCTGACCGAGTGACACCCGGCGCCGTACCCATGGCCTCGGCGTACTCATCGATAGCCTGCTCAGCGTCGAACTTGTGCCGGGCATCAGGCCAGATAGTCGCAAGCTGTGCAGTGAAGTTCCCCACCGCCTCCAGCGCACCTGTGGCCACCATGCGCTGTGCCTGGGCCAGCACCGAGACATACTCGACGTTCAGCTCTCCACGCTCCAACTCAGGGGGTGGTGGAGGCAACACACCCTCCTCTTGCAGGATGTTGAACGTCCGATCGATCAACGGGTCCAGCAGCTCGTTGTGCAGCCGCTCCAGCACCGGGCCAAGCATCAACAGCTTCTCCTCATGCTTCTCGGCAATCTCACGAGCGGTGATCTGCTTCCGGTCAGTGTTGGCCAGCATAAGGAACAAATCTTCGTAGAACGCACGACTGATGCGGTCCTCAGTCATGTTGTTAATGCTGGTGATGGCGCCTAAATCGGGACGGTAGTTACCATACACACTGGTGAGGGTGCCACCGTCGCCGGATGTCCAGGCGATCTCACCGGAGCGCAGCCTGCCGCCCGGCAGCTTGTTCTTAAGAGCTACATCACCCTGCAGCGGTGGGCTTGCCACCACGTCGAGGGCTTGGTACATGCGCTTCTCACCCAGCTGGAGGGATTTAGTATCACCCAATGACGTCATACCTGGGCAGTCGGTCGCGTAGATGTCACCACCGGCCACGTCCCAGCGTGGGACCAGCATAGGGAAGTCATTGAACCCGCTGACCTTAAGGAACTTATTAGGATCCCGCGTACCACCGGTGCCCATACCCTGGTTCTGCGAGCTGATCCCCTGCTCGTAGTAGATGGACCGGAACGGCATATCACCGGCTAGAGGGCTCATGTGGTCGCGGTCATCGTTAGGCTCAACCACATGCACGAGCTTGATCC